TCAATTCGACATAGCTTGCATAGAAATCGTATGTAGCTAAGCCACCGGTGTAGTTGTAATTCAGCAGATAGGTGTTGAGAATTGCGCTTGAGAACGGGTCAAACGATGTTGAACTCGGTCCGGTTTCAAGACCTACTGTCCTACGATATAGGCAACGAACATTTATAAATTCGCTAGGAAGTGTGTACTCGTAAACATTCTTTTGTACTGTAAAGAGCGTATAGGACTCTATGTTAGCGTTTTGCGCTCTTTGTCTATAAAGCTTGATAGCATAGTTATAGGCTGCTTCGTAGTGCTGCGGATCAAGTTCTAGATCAATGATATCCCCACCCAATCGTAAACGAAGGTTCTCAAAGAGCCCTTGTTTATATTCTTCTAAATCTAAATTATTTGGGGTTGCTAGTAAATCTGCGGCCATAGTCGTTTCCTTATATGTTTATTTATCAGGAACCGACTATGACCTCTATTCTCTGCCCTACAGATCACCAGCTTGACGGTTCTCGCTGTAGTGAGCATCAAACTTGCCGCCAGGATAGCGTGACTCTAGCTTATTTACATTTTCAGCAAGTACTAAGTTAGGGTCAAGTCCAAGTGCGTTACAAGCATTAGCCCAGTACCAAGCAATGTCACCTAGTTCACGCTTCATATGATAGATAGATTCCTCATTAAGGGGCTTACCCTGGAAGAGAATCTTCTTCACAATCTCCTGAAACTCTCCGCCTTCGCTACCAAGACCAGTGCTTGCAGTCATAAGCAATGCAAGATTGACATTAGTATTAGCGTCAAGCTCCTTGAGGTGCTCAATGAGTGCAGTAAGGTCCTTACTTTGGTCACTGCATACAGAGAGGACAAAATCTGCGTACTTGTTTAGGTCGATATTATTCATGTTTTTCCTTTTAAAATGCCTTGAGAATAATCATTCCGATATTGAAGCGACCATTCGGTACAGCCTCAACCGCCTTAATCTCACTGAAATACTTACGAGCAGCAGGCTTACTACCCATGATAGCTTTAATCTGTTCAACGGGCTTGCGAAGCGTCTTCATACCGCTTTCCTTCTTGTCAAACCCGATGATAGAGTTACCCTTGACCATCAGACACTTGCTATAAGCGTCTGCAACATAGTGATGCATCTTGCGCTTAGCAGTGTCATAGACCCAAGCTTCGGTGCTCTCATGAAGCTTGACGGGGCTTAGACCAGTAAGTTCAAGCTTGAGTGCATCGTCCTTAAAGGACTTGCAGTGCTTAAGCTTAGCAACAATCCGTTCAACAGGCACAGCCTTCTTAGCACGAGGCTTCTTAGCAACCTGCTTGAGACTGATGTAGCCATTAAATTCAGCAATGATATCCTCAATCAACTTGATAGCATAACGAAGCTGCATTTTGCTGTAATTAGCATATCCTTCGTTCAACTGTTCACACTTGCCAGCTTGAACTTCAAGATATTCGTTCAGCAGAGTGTTCCAACGCTTGATAGCTGATGCAAGATGCTGGGGAAGAACATTGCGGGAAGACAATGCACCGACGACCTTCTTGTCAATGCTGAAATCCTTAGAGAAACCTGAATTAACAAATTCATCAAACAGTGCTTCAATGTCGCCGAGGGCTTCATCAGCCTTTTCACGCATGATTTCCTGAATGTTGACTACCTTCTTAGGCTTCTCTTCGCCTTCAGTTTCTTCTTTCTTAGCGGTGAGTGCTGCTCCTTCAAGAGCAAGTGTTTCAATCCATTTGACAATGCCAGTCTTGTAACCATCTGGAACAAGATCAGGATTAACTTCTAGAAGATGGGCAGTGGCAGCCCAATGACTATACATATCAACCTTCCAATCGGGAAGACGATTGACCTTAGTCAAGACATCTTTGGGAAAGTTCTGCTTGATATATTCCCTAACCTTGTTGCCGCAATCTTTGCGCTCAACATCATAGTGAGCGAAGAACCTTGCCTTATCCCAGTTGTCAGTAGGCATCAAGCTAAAACGATTGACACCACGACGAGGGGCACGAGTGACCTTCTTAGTAGATTTAGCTTTGATGATTGAGGGGCGACGAGCCATATATTATCTCCTGAATTTCAGATTACTTATACACTATACAACGGTAGGCTTGAAATGTCAAGCCTTAAGTTTGTCAAAAATCATATTTTGTAGTTCGGTCTGTTCCTCAAACGAGAGGTAGAAATCTGTAGTAGGGTCCCAATACGCACCCTCTTTCGGATCGTAGTAGGTCACTCGTCCATTCGGATAATAGAACGGCCCCTCAAGACCCTTGCGAGGCTGATACTTAGTGTCACGATCACGAAGAATCTGATAACCCATCTTACTATCTCCTTGCTACATATTCACTATAGCAAAATGGGTTACCGTTGTCAACCAAAAAATAGCCTCAAATCAATGAGGCTATTTTCTTTTATCTTAGTATCGTAGTCTAATACCTATATACCCTGCTCTAGGATATGTACCATATCCCTTTGCAGTCTCATAACTTTCGTTGAAGACATTCTCTACACGCCCGGTCAATTCAAGCGATGCAGTCAATGGATAACGAGCAGTTGCGTCTACTAACACATAAGAATCAATCTTGTTTGTGTTAGCAGCGTTTTCCCAAGCCTTACCTACATAACGAATAGTTGCACCCGTTGCAAGGCCATTTGCCCATGTGTAATCGCCACGAATTGATGTAGTGTGTCGCGGACGACGGGGAAGATCTAGTCCAGTATCCTTGTCAGTAGATTCGGTGTAAGTGTAGTTTGCAGACACTTCTAAGTTAGTCATTGGAACAATAGTAGCAATGACTTCTGCACCCTGTGCTGATGTAGTACCTAAGTTACTGTAAGTATATGTACCAAGATCAAAATCAATCTGATTGTTGGTGTTGCGCTTGAAATAGTTAGCAGTAACATCAAAGCGGTCAGTGAACTTATGTGTCACTCCTACATCAAAACCCTTTGCTGTTTCTGCAAGGAGGTCTGCATTGCCGTAGTCCCCGAACAATTGATAAAGCGTAGGGGCCTTAAAGCCTTCTCCATAGCTGGCTCGTAGTGTAGTGTTACCTAATGCATATACAGCATCAGCACCGAATGTAGTTTCGTTACCGTAACCACTATGCCAATCACGGCGAGCACCGGCATTAACTGCTAGATTAAAGAGCGGTTTTGTTGCAAGTTGTGCATAGATGCTATCAATGTTTGCCTTAGCAACATCGCCACCACGCCAACCTGAGTAGTTGTAGCGTGTTTCAAAGTTATTTGCTTCATGCTCATAACCAAAAATGGCTTTACTTGAACCTAAATCAACTGTACCCTGATACTCAAATCGCTGATTAAGTCCGGCACTGTGAAAGTTTTCAGTGTTATCGGTTTCATAGTTGTAGCGATTTAACTTTACGCGGCTGTATGATGCACGATTCTTAAACTTGCCGTCAAGTAATGAAACATTAAGACCGGCATAACCACTCAGGCTATTAGTCTTTGAATACTCACCGGTATCTGCAAGAGTATAAGACGGGGGAGGAAACCCATCAAAACTAAAGCGAGTTTCTAAATAGTTACTACGCAAGTCAACAGTTACATCGTCGGAAAGACGAATACCTACCTTAGCGTTTGCTGCGCTAGCCTTGAAACCGTCACGCTCACTACCATTCGCAGCAGCAGAAATACCGTCGCTGCGTTCATGCCCGGCTCCAATAAGATAAGATACAGGGCCGACCGTATTGCTAAGGTCAGCATATGCACGAGCGGTGTCAGCATAGCCGTATTCTCCACGAACACGACTAGTAAGATTGTCGCTAGGAGCACGAGTAGTCAAACTTACTACACCACCAACTGCCTGACTACCCCAAAGCACTGAACTGGGGCCACGCAATACTTCAATACGATCAATGTTGCCAGTAACTAAGCTACCAAAATCAAAGCCTGCCGCTGGATGTGCAACATCATTCATTCGCACACCGTCTAGCAATACTAGAGTTTGTGCGCTTTCTGCGCCGCGGATTCTAACACTAGAAACGCTTCCGGTATTTCCTGAACGGTCAATCGTGATGCCAGGGAGAGTAGCAAGTAGTTCTGCAATAGTTGCAGTTTGCCGATTTGTGATATCAGTACTATCAACAATGGTAACCTGAGTTCCAGTGTTTTCTATATTTGTTGGTGTACGTAACGCAGTAACAACAATTTCTGATTCTGCCTGAGCAGCAGTAGCAAATACTAATGCTGCGGTGGTGACAAGAAGTTTAAATGTTTTCAAAATAATTCCTTTCTTACTTGAAGTATTGTTATAACATGTTTATAGAACCTTGTCAACCTTTTATTTCGATAAATAACTATATGCCAAAGTTATCACTCTATCGTCCGAATAAACAAAACGATTATCGTTTTCTAGACAGAACTATATCCGAGCAATTGACTGTCGGAGGTACCGATCTGTATATTCACAAGTATTTAGGGCCTCAGACAGGCGATACATCGACTGACTTTACGCAACCTAATTATGATGAATTAAGTCCGCTCAATATCCAAGACTTGTTGTTCTTAGAAAACCGTGACAGAAAATATGATCCAAATATTTACAGACTTCGCGGCCACTACAATGTTCAGAACCTAGACTTTGACTTAAGCCAATTTGGTTTGTTCCTGAATAATGATATTATCTTTATCACTGTCCACTATAATGATATGATAGACATTATAGGCCGTAAATTGATGGTCGGTGATGTACTGGAACTTCCACACTTACTTGATTACAA